AGGATACACTATGGCACAAACTACATTTACAGGACCAGTCGTTGCACTTAACGGTTTCATTGGTGGAGCAAATAATAACTCTACTGCAAGTGATACTGCACAAGGTGGTGGCGTTGCTTGGACTGTTTCTAACGCATCAACAGTTACTATCGCATCTGGAACAAGATCGGGAGAAACTTTAAGTGCAGTTGGTAATGAAGGTGTTATGATTTACGTTTCTAATGGATACACAGGAAATTCTGTTTACGCTTTTTCTGATGGAACTACTTGGAAGCAAGTAATCACAGGTACTGACATTACAGCAAGTTAATTAATTATGGAGCCCTTCGGGGCTCCTTTAAAATTTAAGGAGATAAATTATGGCAGCTAAAGGTGACGTAAAAGCAGTAAGAGTTGATAGCACTGGATCTGTTTTCGCAGGAAGAACTAGACTTAGAGGTATTATTGTAGAAAATACAAATGCTACAACTGCTCAGTCAATTACTTTACAAGACGAAGATGGAACTCAGTTTATATCAAGTTGTCCGGCAGGAGATGTATTTGCATTTAATCTTCCAGAAGATGGAATTTTGTTTAAAAGTTTTATGACTGTGAATGCAATCGGTGCGGATGTTGCGGCTACGATATTATTAGATAAGTAGGAGTTTAAATGGCAACTTCTGGTACTACAACTTTTGAATCTGGTTTTTATATTGATGATGTAATTACTGAAGCTTATGAAAGAATAGGTAGATTTGATTATTCTGGTAACGATATAAAAACAGCTAGACGTTCTTTAAACATAATGTTTCAAGAATGGGGCAATAGAGGTTTGCATTTTTGGGAAGTAAAAAATAATTCAATTACATTAGTTGATGGTCAATCAGAATATACAATGTATAGATCAACTGCTGATGGTACATCAGATGCAACAGCTGTTTATGGTGTAGATGATATTTTAGAAGCTGTTTATAGAAATTCTTCAGGTGTTGATTTTTCTTTGACCAAAATTAATAGATCAACTTATCAAGGTCTATCTTCTAAAACACAAGAAGGAACTCCAACACAATATTTTGTACAAAGATTTATTGATAAAATAACTATCACTTTATATTTAACTCCAGGAAGCACTGAAGCCGGAAACCTGCTTAACTATTATTATGTTAGCCGGATTCAGGATGCAGGGGCCTACACAAACAACGCAGATGTACCATATAGATTTGTACCTTGCATGGTATCAGGACTTGCATATTATTTATCACAAAAATATAAACCAGAATTAGTTCAACAAATGAAATTACTTTATGAAGATGAATTAAAAAGAGCATTAGAAGAAGATGGTTCTTCTTCTAGTACATTTATAACCCCTAAAACTTATTATCCAAATGTCTAGATCAAACGGAAAATACGCACAATTTATTTCAGACAGATCAGGTATGGCTTTTCCATACAAAGAAATGGTTGTTGAATGGAATGGATCACGTGTACATGTTTCCGAATTTGAACCAAAGCAACCACAGTTAGAACCTAAACCAACTGTTGCTGATCCACAAGGTTTACAATTTGCAAGACCTGCAAGAGTTGAACCTGAAACAGAAAGTTTATTACCTGGTAACCCATTTAATTTTACTTCAGGCTCTAGTGTTGTAACTGTTACAGAACCTGGTCATGGAAGATCTACCGGTAACACTGTTGTATTTAGAAATGTAGATGGAAGTCCAGGTGGATTAGCTTATACAGTGTTTGAAAATGCTTCAGGATTTAGTATAACAGTTATAGATACAAATAGTTATAGTTTTGATTGCGGAAGTAATGCAACGCTAACAGGAAACTCAGGAGGAATGACTGTGACCGCTGGTCCAGTTACATTAACACCATAATGACATACGCAGAATTAGTACAAAAAATTAGAGATTATACAGAAGTAGATTCAAATGTTTTAACATCTACTATTGTAGATGGATTTATATCTGATGCTGAATTTAGAATTTTAAGAGATGTAGATTCTGATAATAACAGAAGATATGCAACAGCTAATTTAGTAGCTGATCAAAGATTTATTGATACACCAGAAAATTTATTGGTTGTTAGATCTGCACAAATAGTAAATGGTGGATCAGGTAGTACTAGAAACTTCTTAGAATATAGAGACACAAGTTTTATGTCAGAATATAATTCTACAGGAGCTACAGGAGAGCCAAAATATTACAGTATGTGGGACAAAGATACAATAGTTTTAGCTCCTATACCAGACTCTTCATATCAAATTCAATTAAATTATATCTTGAAAGATTCAGGTTTATCAAGTACAAATACTACTACATATTTAAGTCAAAATTTTCCCAACGGCTTACTATATGCATGCTTAGTTGAAGCATTTAGTTTCTTAAAGGGGCCAAATGATCTCTTGCAATTATATGAAGGAAAGTATAAACAAGTGGTAGAAGGCTTCTCTATAGAACAAATGGGAAGACGAAGACGAGATGAATATCAATCAGGTGTTCCTCGAGTCGGTGGAAAATAATAATAAGGAGATAAAACTATGGCTATAACACAAGCACTTGCTAACTCGTTTAAAAAACAGTTACTAGATGGGGACCATTCATTTGCGTCTGGTTCTGATGTTTATAAAATAGCTCTTTATTCTTCCTCTGCTACTCTAAACTCAGCTACTACTTCTTACACAACTGGTAATGAAGTTGGTAACTCAGGTCAATACACAGCAGGCGGTGGAAAGCTTACAGGTAATAATACTTCAATTGCATCAGGTGTTGCGATTGTTGATTTTGCTGACAGATCTTTCACTGGCGTAACGTTGACTGCTAGAGGAGCTTTAATCTATAACACTTCATCAACTGCAACTAATGCAGCTGTTGCGGCTTTAGATTTTGGGGCGGATAAAACAGCTACATCAGGAACTTTCACAATTCAGTTTCCAGCTTTTACAACAGCAGCAGCGATACTAAGAATCTCTGGTTAATCATAGGAGATAATTTCCTATGGCAACTTGGGGTACTCTTACATGGAGCACAGGTAATTTTGGTGATCAAACGAATAGTACGTTTCCACCGAACGGCATAGGTGCGTCTTTTAATTTAGGTACAGTTGTCACAACTGCAACCGTAGACTTTGGTTGGAGTAATAATGCATGGGGTTTAGTTGACTGGAATACTAATGAACTAAACGCAGATGGAATTGTAACTGGTTTTGGAATGACCAGTACCTTAGGTGATGAAACTACAGTCAATGAAGTTAATGTTGGTTGGGGGAGATTACTTTGGGGAGAAAATGCTTGGGGAATTGCAGGTGATGTAGCAGTTACCGGTTTCTCTTTATCTTCAAATTTAGGTTCGGTTACTACACAAGCAAACGCTGATGTAATTCCAACTTCATTACCAATGACTGCATCACAAGGTGATGAGTTTATAGAAATTGCAACAGAAGTATTTTTAGAAAATAATCCTTTACCAGATATATCTGCAAATTTAGGAACGGCTGACGCCGGTCCTGATGCAATGTTAGAAGGAATCGGTGCAACCGGTTCTGTAGGTAGTGTCGAAGCATACAACTTAGAAGGTTGGGGAAGATATTTCTATGGTCAATTTGAATGGGGTGCTACTGGTGAATGGGAAAGTGTAGAATTAACAGGTATAGCATTATCAGCTAATGTTGGAACACTAGCAGCTACAGGTACAGCTAATGTAGATGTAACCGGTGAAGCAATGACTGCAGAAGAAGGAACCGTAGATCCGTCTCCTGATGCAGAAGTAACAGGTATTGGATTTGATGCAGATTTAGCTGTTGGTACAGTTATAGCGGGAGAGGCTAATGTAACCGTCGTTGGAGAAGGATTTGCAGCCGGTCTTGGAGTAGGTAATTTAGATGCCGTAACTCTTTCAGATGTGACTGGAATAGCTATGTCAGCTAGTGTTGGAAATGTTACAATTACTGCAGAGGCTACTACTAATACCACAGGAATAGACTTGACAATGGCTTTAGGAACTAATAGAACTCTAATATGGAACCAAGTAAATACAGGTACAGCGCCTACTTGGACAGAAGTTGACACAGCTGCATAAAAATTATAGATTGACATTATCAGTCAAACTTTATAAAAATAGATTAACTGGAGAATAAAAAATTATGGCTAACTCAACATCAGCTAATTTAAAATTAACTGTACAAGCAACTGGTGAAAATTCAGGAACTTGGGGACAGATCACAAATACAAATTTATTAATTCTTGAACAAGCAATTGGTGGTTATGACGCATTTAACGTAACTAACGCATCTAGAGCTTTAACTTTTACAAATGGTGCTTTATCAAATGGTAAAAATGAAGTTATTAAATTAACAGGAACTCTTGAAGGTAATTTAAATGTTACTATTCCTGATTCAGTTGAAAAAACTTATCTTGTTGAAGATGCATGTGATCACGCAGGTTTTACTTTAACTTTTAAAACTACATCTGGAACAGGTGTACTTTTATGTGAAGGTCACACTTACACATTATATTCTGATGGAACTAATGTTGTAAAAGCAGGTGAACTTAGAAAATGGAGAGCAATAACAGCAGCTGAAACAGTTCAAGCTGGAGCTCAAATTTTAGCAAATACAAACGGTGGAGCATTTACAATTACTCTACCCGCTTCTCCAAGTGCAGGTGATGAAGTTTCATTTATAGATCAAGGATATGATTTTAATACTAACGCATTGACTGTTGGTAGAAATTCTTCTAATATAGCAAACAGTGCAGCTGACCTTACAGTTAATACTCAAGGTGCTGGTTTTAGTTTAGTGTATTCTGGAGATGCTACAACAGGATGGACTTACAGGGAGAAATAGAATATGGCAAATTACGAAGCAACTAAATATGATTTTGATGGAGCAAACCTTACAGGGATCGAAGGTGTTAATACAGGTATTATTGTACCATGGTCTTCTGCATCAGTACCATCGGGTTTTTTAGAATGTGATGGAGCAGCGGTATCGAGAACTACTTACGCTGCATTATTTGCAGTTGTAGGTACAACTTATGGCGTTGGAGATGGTTCTTCAACTTTTAACTTACCTGATTTACAAGATAACGTTGCAGTTGGAAAATCAGGATCTAAAAATTTAGCATCAACAGGTGGAGCAAACACGGTTACTTCAACTGGAAACGTTGGTGGTTCAACAGCGAATGCAACTTTATCTACAGCACAACTTGCTTCACACTCACACCCAGGAGGTGCTACTACTCCTCCTCACGGTGGTGATAGTTATCCAACTGGCCCAGGGCCGAGAAGAGTTGATTTATCAGGAACTGGTAGTACAGGTTCTGGTAGTGGACACTCACACAATATGAGTGCAACTTTTAGTGGTGATGCAACATCTGTTTTACAACCTTATTTAACAACATTATATATTATAAAAACGTAGGAGAAATTATGGCAACAAACGCAGATTGGACAGTAGTATTTGATGACAAGATGATCATCAAACAAAGTGGTGATGGTGCTGGTTCTTATACTATTACAGGTGAAGATTCTTTTTGGAATGATTCTAAATGGTCAAACATTTGGGCAATCCAATATAAAGCTGACAATCATGATTACAATGATACAGTAGAATACAGAGATGAAACTCCTCATGCTACATGGACAGCAGCTAACTTAGGAGACTTTTCAACTCAGTTTATTTTAAAATGGGACGCAGCACATTTAGCTCAATTACAAGCTGACTGGGATGCAGATAACATTGATGGTGAAACTGAAGCAGAAAAAATTACTAGATTAGGTGCAAGACCTACATCATATTCATCGTAATAACATCCAAGAAGTTAAAATATATTTACCATCACCTGATAAAGGTGGATTACCTCTATGTACGTAAGGAAAAGCAGCAGGCCATATAACTATTCTACCTTTTTTAGGTTGGACTCTTTTTGAAAAATGTAAAAATTCTGTTTCTCCACCTTCTTCTACATCGTTTAAATAAATAGAAAAAACAAAAGCTCTGGGTTCATTGTCATATCCTTTACCATGTTCGATATGCCATGCATGATAGCCTTCAGTACGTAAAGTTTTTTGAATTTTTAAACACGTATAGAAAAACTTATCTACATCATAAGCTTCTTTTGCACCTGTTACAGTTAAATAATTTTGAAAGGCAATATCAAAATTTACCATCATGGGTTTCAATTCTTCCCACCATAAATTTATATTATGCTCGTTTGCAAAAAATTGTTGATCTTGTTTAGTTAATGTTCCTGCTTTTTCAAAATCAGTTCTGTTAATTGTGTCATTAAATTTTACTCTTTTTTCATAAAAATCTATAGCTTTTTGACAATCATTAGGCGTAATAAAGTTATCATATATTCCAATAAAATTGGTGATATTTACAGTTTTTTCCATTAAGATGTCTCTTTCATATTTTAAATAAGTATTATATAAATCATAATATGCTACAAAAATTAAATTTCAAGCCTGGTTTTAACAAAATGGTCACAGATTCAGGAGCCGAATCTCAATGGGTTGATGGTGATTTTGTTAGATTTAGATATGGATTACCTGAAAAAATAGGTGGTTGGAATCAATTGACTATACAATATAAAACATTACCTGGTGTGGCACGTGCACAGCATGCATGGACATCACTACAAGGTGAAAAGTATACCGCTATTGGTACCTCACAAGGTTTATTTTTATACTATGGTGAAGATTTTTATGATATTACTCCTTTAGATACAGCAATCACTGGAGCTGACTTTGATGCTTCAACCGGTTCACCAACCGTTACAGTCAATAAAACTTCACATGGTTTATCTGATGGAAGATATGTAACCTTTTCCAGTGTTACAGTTCCAACGGGATCAGGATACGCAACAACAGATTTTACAGACAATACTTTTGAAGTATTAAATTCAACTACAAATACTTTTGAAATTACGATGCCATCTAATTCAGCAGCTACAACTTCTGGAACAGGGTCTGCAGAAATTGATCCTTATGTAGTTGTTGGTCCAACATTTCAAACTGCAGGTTATGGTTGGGGAACAGATACATATAGTGCATCAACCTGGGGCACGGAGCGTACAACCAGTGACGTGGTTCTGGATCCAGGCTTCTGGAGTTTAGATAACTTTGGTGAAATATTAGTTGCAACAATTCACAATGGTAAAACATTTACATGGAATGCAGGAGCAACAACGCCAAGAGGAAATAGAGCAACAGTTATGAGCGGTGCACCTACTGCATCAAGATTAACACAAGTATCAGACAGAGATAGACATGTATTTCATTTTGGAACAGAAACAACCATTGGTGATCCAACAACACAAGATCCAATGTTTATACGATTTTCAAATCAAGAAGACTTTAATACTTATGCTCCAACTGCAACAAATACTGCAGGAACATTCAGAGTTGATAAAGGAAATGAAATTGTAGGAGCAGTATCCGGTAAAGATTATACATTAGTATTAACCGATAATTCTGCTTATGTAATTCAATTTGTTGGTCCACCATTTACATTTAGTGTTAAACAAGTTGGTACAAACTGTGGTTTAATTGGTCAACATGCACTCACTTATTCTAATGGTGTTGTTTTTTGGATGTCCGGTGAAGGTGGATTTTTTATGTACGATGGTACAGTTAAATCTATACCATGTTTAGTTGAAGACTTTGTGTTTACAACTACAGGAGATAATTTAGGTTTAAATTATGATGCAGGTCAGATTGTTTATGCAGAACATAATACTTTATATGGTGAGGTTAATTGGTTTTATGCAAAAAATGGATCTGATCAAATTGATAGATGTGTGACTTATAACTACGGAGAAAACTGTTGGACAACTTCATCACTTGCTAGAACTAGTTATATAGATACAGGTGTATTTGATTTACCATATGCAACTGAATACAATGCAACAGCTGTACCTAATTTTCCAATACAAGGAATTACTGCAAGATTTGGAGCATCAACTTATTATGCTCATGAAACCGGAACCGATCAAGTTGATTCATCGGGTACAACTTCTATTGATGCGTTTATACAATCTGGTGATTTTGATATATCTGCAAGACGTAGCGCATTAGGTGGTACAACTGGTCTTGCTGATTTAAGAGGTGATGGTGAGTTTATTATGTCTATGAAACGATTTATACCTGATTTTAAAGTATTAACTGGTAACTCAAAAGTGACATTACTACTAAATAACTATCCAAGTGACACAGCATCTAGTTCACCTCTTGGACCCTTTACAATTACAAGTTCTACTGATAAAGTAGACACTAGAGCTAGAGGAAGATTACTTGCAATTAAAATAGAAAATGATGCTATAGGTGAGACTTGGCGTTATGGAACATTAAGAGTAGATATTAAACCAGATGGAAGAAGATAATGGCTAAAATAACTTCATACATACCAGAACCAAAAGAAGAATACGAAGTAGAAAATCAAAGACAAATTTTTAGAGCGGTTGATACAATTAAAACTGAGTTAAACTTTTCTTTCCAACAAGATTTAAAAAATGAGGAAGACCAGAAAAACTGGTTTTTAAGTTAATGGCTAATTTTTATAAAAGTGAAACATTTGATTTAACAGATACTAATTTAACAACTGTGTTAACTATATCTACATCAGCAATTGCTATTGTAAAATCAGTACAGGCATGTGTAATAGATAATACCAATGTTGACTTTGAAGTATTTTTAAAAAAATCAGGTGGATCTGATGTTGAAATAGCACACAGCACTTTAAATAAATCAACAGACAATTTTGCAAAAGATGTTATCAATATGGAAGCAGGAGATGTATTAAAAGTACAAGCCAGTGTTGCTGACAAGGCCTCTGGACAAGTGAGTTATCTTATGATAGATAGATCGCAAGAAAATGGATAAAAAGAATATAGAGCACACACACGATAATGGTATTACACATTCTCATGAAAATGGAGATGTTCCACATACACATGATATACCTAAAATAGAATGTACAACTATAACCACATACAGAAATACGAAGACAGGAGAAATATCAAAAGATAAAATAGAAGGACCTGACATTGTAGAAGATGTTACAGTGCAAGTTACTAATAAAGGTCTACAAGTATTTCAGAAAGTAATGAATCAAAAAAATGATAAATCAAAACCCTAGAGGCGGGACAGAGCTTCAATTTGAATATTTAAGAAAACACGTTGATCCAGAGTTATTAAATAAATTTCAAATCTGTACATCGGTACCGGAATCTATTCCACTATCCAAAGATAAAATAAATATTCTTTGGCAAAAAAATTCATATGATCAACCGAATCTAGCTCCATGGTTTAAAGATAAATCTAATCACGATAAGTATGATTGGTATGTATTTAATTCTAATTGGACTTTTGAAAAGTTTACAAAGGTATTTAATTTACCTACAGAGAAATGTTTAGTGATTAAAAATGGTGTAGATACTATTGAACCTATATCAACTACATATAAAAAAGGTGATCCGATAAAAATTATACATCACTGCACACCTTGGAGAGGATTAAGTGTTTTGTTAGGTGCAATGCAACTAGTTAAGAATCCATTAATAAGTTTAGATGTATATTCTTCAACAGAAGTATATGGTAAAAGTTTTTATGATCAAACAGATGATCAATATAAACCACTTTACGATCAAGCAAGACAATTACCAAATGTAAATTATATTGGCTACAAACCAAACGAATATATTAAAAAACATTTAAAAGATTATAGACTATTCGTCTATCCAAGTATTTGGGAAGAAACATTTTGCATATCATTATTAGAAGCAATGGCCGCAGGTTTATATTGTGTAACTACTAACTTTGGTGCTTTATATGAAACAGGTGCAGAGTTTCCAATGTATATTCCATATTCAAATGATTATCATAGTTTAGCTAGACGATTTGCAGAAGGTATAGAAGTCGCTGCTAAATCTTTAGAAGTAGATGGAATTAATGATCATCTAAAAGTACAAAAAGATTATGTGAATAGATTTTATAACTGGAATGCTAAATCAATAAGTTGGACTAGATTTTTACAAGGAGCATTAAATGCAAAACAATAAACCTATTTGGTTCAATCAAGATAAAACAACAACTGCTAATGAAGATACTTATCAAACTATAAAACACAGTAAAATAGATTCTGATTATACAGAAATAAATTTAGGTAAAAAAAATATACCCTATAAAATAATGGTATGTACTCCTTGTCATAGTGATGTGTCTATGCATTACACACAAGCTGTATTGAAGTTTCAATTAGAATGTATGAAACGAAATATATTAGTAAGTTTTAGTTTATTAAAATCATCGTTGGTTACACAAGGTAGAAACTTATGTGTAGCAGAATTTTTAAACCATAAAGATCATTACGATCATTTATTATTTATTGATTCTGATATAGATTTTAACGCAGAAACTATATTTAAAATGTTAGAAGCAGACAAAGATATTATAGCCTGTCCTTATCCAATGAAAATGTTTGATACAGACAGAATGTGGAGAAAAATACATAAAACAGATATGGTAAAAAATGAAAAAGATTTATTACCTGCAGGTTATATGTATCCAATTAAAATTGGTAAGAATGAATTAATTTTAGATAATGGTATTATGGAAGTAACTCACGCTCCTACAGGCTGTATGTTAATTAAAAGAACAGTTATAGAAAAACTTATAGAAAAACATCCAGAATTAGAGATATATCAACCAACTGTAATCAATGGTAAAGAAGTTAAAAAAGAAAACTTTTACAATTTATTTGATACTTTACATGATGTAGAGACTAAACGATACTTTGGTGAAGACTTTGGTTTTTGTCAAAGATGGACTGATTTAGGTGGTAAGGTATACATCTATGCAATGGACTATATAACTCACGTAGGTGAGCATGCATATTGTGGTCGATTTTTTGATATGTTGACTGCTTTAAAACGTGTTGACGTTGACAAAAAAATCAAATAAAGTACGATATTACAGGTTAATATACCTGCCTTAAACTAGTTTAAATATATAATTATGGCAATATCACGTATGCAACAACCAAGACAAATG